GTTTTTTTGATCTATTAATTTTTTAAACACATACTTTTTTGTACTGCCATTACTGAATATTTCAGTTTGCATTTGTGTGTTTTCTGGTGCATTTGGAATAAAATTGGTTTTTCCAAATCCACTGAATCCATTTTGTTTATTTTGAAATATTAACATTTCTTTTTTAACAAATGGAACTCCTTCGTTTTCTTTCAATACTTGATTAAAAGATTTTCCTTTAATAATATCAAAATCACTCAGTGAGTATTCAGCTTCTTTTAGACTTTTTAATATTTCTTTCAATTTGGTAAAATGTTTAACACTACTTGGTTTTATAGTGCGTGCCATTTTACGAACCTGTGGAGATACTTCTTTTGATTTAATTCCACCTTTTTGTAAGGCTCTTACCAATCTAAATAGTCTTGCTTGCTTTTCGCTTTGTGCTGGCATATATCAATAAATATAAAATATTTTGATATGTTTACATTTTTAATTATATTTATTATTCAAATACATCATTCTTTGATGTGACAGTGATTTATCTTCTTTGGAGTTCTTCAATAGCTTCATAAACAAATAACAATAAGAAAGGCAGAAATATAATTATGAGCGATCTATTAAAAGAAAGTATTGCGGATGCAAAGGCTGTTCGTGAAACAGCATTGGCAAATGCAAAAACCTTCCTTGAAGAAAGTTTTGCAAACAGCATGAAAGAAATGTTTGCTGACAAACTCAAAGAAGAAATGGCAGAAGAAGGCACCGAAGAAGAAGCCAAGATTGAAGAAAAGCTTGCATCTTCTAACATCGGTAAAGATGATAGTAACATTGCTTCTAAGCAACATCCAACTAAACCATCTCCTGCTGCAAATAAAAGCACAACTCCTGCTGGAAAGCAAGAATTCGACGTAAAGCTTGAAGAAGAAGCTGCGGTTGAAGAAGGTACCGAAGTAACAAGTCAAGAACTAGATGAAATTCTAGCTGAATTGGAAACTGAAGTATCTGAAGAAACAGAAGCTGACGAAGAAGCTTCTTCTGAAGAAGGCGATGACGTTGACGAATCTATTAATTTAGACGAACTTCTAGCAGAACTAGAAGCTGAAGATTCCGCTATGCCAGCACCTGCTCCAGCACCAGTTGATCCAGCTGCTCCAGCACCTGTTGATCCAGCTGCTCAAGTACCAGCTGCTCCAGCTCCAGCACAAGTTCCATCTCCATCTGAAGGAGAAGTTACTGCTGACGAAATGGCAGAAGCTTTGGTTGCTATCAATGAAGAAAACGAATCTCTTAAGAAACAACTATCAGAAGCTCTAAGTACAGTTAAGTTTATGAAGGGCGTTCTATCTGAAACCAACCTATTGAATGCTAAGTTGCTTTATACCAACAAGTTGTTCAAGGGTAAGAGTTTGACCGAAGATCAAAAACTTAAGATCATTAACACTTTCGACTTGACCAAGAACATTCGTGAAGTCAAGTTGGCATATACAGTTTTAGCCGAATCATTTAATTCCGGTGCATCAGTTGTCAAGAAAAAGACAAATACAACTGCTCAAGCTATCACCGAAGGTTTGGCAAGCAAACCAGTATCATCTACTAAGCCTGATTCTACCATTGTAGAACCTCAAGCTGAAGTGATGACTTCAAGATTCCAAAAACTCGCAGGAATCAAGAAGTAAAATTAGTTTGCGAGTAAAAACCTAACAGTAATTAAATATAGAAAGATAAAAATATGAGTATGGATGTAAAAAGTCTATTGACAAACAATATGAATCCACAAGCCAAATTGATGGCTGAAACACGTGGACTACAATCAAAATGGGAAAAGACAGGCCTTCTAGAAGGTTGCGCTGGTGTCGAAAAGGCACATATGTCAATCCTATTGGAAAACCAAGCAAAGCAATTGCTTGACGAAGCAACCACAACTGGTACCTCCACCAGTTCTGAACAATGGGCTGGCGTAGCTCTTCCATTGGTTCGCCGTGTGTTCGCTGAAATCGCTGCGAAAGAATTCGTAAGTGTTCAACCAATGAACCTACCATCAGGTCTAATTTTCTATCTAGACTTCAAGTATGGTACAAACGCTCCTGGTCAAGATTTGCGTAACTTGAACAACGGTAGTTCTGTAACTACCCGTGCTGGTAAGCAATTGAACGATAGTTTGTTCGGTGGTACAGGCAAGAAGTTGGGTTCTACCGATGACGCTGTACGTGGTCTATACGGACAAGGTGCTTTTGCATATTCCGTTCGTCCAGTAAGTAGCTCTGTTATTACTTTGACAAAAACTGCCGGTACAACTGCAATTGGTAATACAATTCAAACTGCTTCTTGGAACGACGTACAATTTGCTGCTGAATTGAGTGCTTCCGTAGTAGCCAAGAAATTGTTCAAGGTTATCTTGAACCACGACGACAATACTACTCCTGTAGTAGGTCAAGGATATATGTACAACGTTGATTTGAATGCAGTACGTTCATTCAACTTGATCTCAGGTTCAACCGCACCAACTTCTCTAAGAAGTAATGGTTTGGTATTGAATACCTACACCAAAGCAATCAACACTGGTAGTTTGAGCAATCCATTCTATCAATCCGTATATATCGTATCCGCTTCTAACAGCGCATTCGGTGGCGCAGCAAGCAACGTTAAGTTGATCTACAGTCTACAACCTACCGATAACCTACGTGGTGACTTCGAAGCTGGTAAGACCCCAGGTGAAGGTTCTGGTACCTCTGGTAACGTTGCTACACAAAGCATCGATACTGATATCAGTATTCCTGAAGTAAACTTGGTGCTAAACAGCGAACCAATCGTTGCTAAGACCCGTAAGTTAAAGGCAGTCTGGACCCCAGAATTGGCCCAAGACTTGAACGCATATCACTCCATCGATGCAGAAGCAGAATTGACTGCTCTATTGAGTGAATACGTATCTATGGAAATCGATCTAGAAATCCTAGAAATGTTGAACGAAGCCGTTCAAGGTATAACTACCGAAGCTTGGTCCGCCCAAATCGGTGTTGAATTCAGTAAGGGATTGAATGCAACTACTGGTGAAGCAATCTTCACACGTAATGCAAACGCTTCACCAAACCGTACTGCTTACGTAAAGAGCACTTGGTTCCAAACTCTTGGAAACAAGATCCAAAAGGTATCTAACACAATCCAAAAATTGACCCTACGTGGTGGTGCAAACTTCTTGGTCGTAAGTCCAGACGTTGCAACTATCCTAGAATCAATCCCAGGATATGTAGTAAACACTGATGGTGATCAAGCTAAGTTCGCAATGGGCGTAAGCCGCGTTGGTAGCTTTGCTTCTCGCTTCCAAGTTTACAAGAACCCATACATGACCGATAATATCGTATTGGTTGGTTTCCGTGGAAATAACTTCCTAGAAACAGGCGCAGTATATGCTCCATATATCCCACTAATCCAAACTCCATTGGTCTATGATCCAGTGAACTTCACTCCACGTAGAGGTGTAATGACCCGCTACGCTAAGAAGGTAGTGCGCCCAGAGTTCTATGGAAAAGTTATTATCGGCGATCTCGATACCGTATAATACTTAGTAGAAATAAAATAACTCAAAAACCCCAACGAAAGTTGGGGTTTTTTCTTGCACTAATAAAAAATAATTGACATTACCATAGAACTTGTATATACTTATATTATATGAAAAGTGGTATATACAAAATTACAAATGTTAAGAATGGCAAGTTTTATATTGGTTCTGCTAAAGATATTGATCGTCGTTGGTGGGAACATAAAAATGATTTAAAAAAGAATAAACATAAGAATCCTAAATTACAACACGCTTGGGATTTTTACGGGGAAAACAGTTTTGAATTTATTATATTAGAAAATGTAATAGAATGTGAATTGTTTAAACGAGAACAATTTTATTTAGATATGTTTAAACCCTATATGCGTGATATAGGTTATAATATTACCCCAACCGCAAGTGGAGGCGATAATTTTACACATAATCCTGATAAAGAAGAAACTCGTCAGTTACTATCTGATATTAATCTAGGAGCTAAAAATCCTATGCACGGTAAAAAGCATAGTGATGAGGCTAAAGAAAGGCAACGTGATCGTGCTGTAGGACGTTATACTTTGGAGTGGTTTGTTGACAAGTATGGTATTGACAGTGGTACACTTAAGTACAAGGAGAGAAATGACAAATTGGCTAATCGTAATATTAATTACAGTTATGATAATGGATTAAAAGGCAAAAAGCGTGGTGCTATGAGTGATGAAATGAAACGTAAGATTAGTGAACAAAAGAGAAATTTTGCGCTTAGAAAGAATGAATTTATTGATGATTTAAAGAGTGGTAGTTTTAGCAACAACGAATTGAGTGAGAAGTATGGAGTATCATTAACCACAATTAAATTACATAAAAGAAAATATTAGTTTTTTTTCGAGATTATATTTATAATATATGTATAAAGATCGCTTATTTGAAAATGTTGGGGGAAATGTATTTAAACTAAATACTCCCAGTGAAAATTTATTAGTTGAATCTATTTTTTTAGATAAATGGAAATCAATTATATCTGATTTAAAAGCTGCAGCTAAAAGTTTTGCAATGAGCCCAGAAGGACAAAATATTGCTAAATCACTGGACGTAAATCCCCAAGACAAACAGAGTATCAATAATTTTATAAATAATATTGGTAACAAACTACCCACAACAAATACTAATATTTCAGAGGGTTCGGATCGTGGGAATATTGGTGATTTAATTATGTTTTTTTTCGATAGAATGCCTGGCAACAGTTATTGGTCTAAAATCACAGGTGCACTTGCTGCTACAACAGGTGCAAATATTCTGGGGACATATCTATATCAATTTTATAAAACAACAGATAGAGATTTTTATAAATTTATGTCGGATAAATTTAACAGCCAATACTTTGATAATCTAACAACGATAAAAAATGCCGAGTTATCAAATGTGGAGATAATAAGACCATATTTATTCCCAATCTTCGCTGTGCTTTCTATGGCTTATATAATACTACTTGCTATTGATCTTTATAAAGATTATAAAGATTCCAATCGTGAAAAACAAGTGGTTCATATAAAAAAAAGTTGGTTAAATAAAAAACGTTAATATTTATATAATATATGACTAAAAAAGAATTAAAAAAACTAATCAAGGAAGTAATTAACGAAGCTAAATTTGATGATATGCAAATTAACTCTCCTAATGATCTAGATTATAGTGATGCAAAACCGGGCCAAGTTGTTACTGTTCAAGAAATGCAAAGTTCTGTTAATATGCTTAAGAAATTTTTAAAATTGGGTCAGTATGTGCTTCCAAAAAATATGTTAAGTAGTTTTAGAGAATATATTACAGATATTGAAACCGATCTTGCTGAAATAAGTCAATTACAAAGTGCTACACCATTCAACAAATATAAATATTTGGATGCTATTTCTCGTTTCAAAAAAACATATGGTAAAATTATTAAACCATAATAAATTTGAGTAAAACAAACCCTCTATCGAAAGGTAGAGGGGTTTTTCTTGCATTACTCAAAAAATTCGTTAGTAGAATCTACAATTATTTCTTGTACTTCTTCTTTGAAAGATGTACTTTTAAGATATGGCAGTGTTTTGTGCTTAAGAGATTTAGTCAACTTTTTATTTTCTATTTTGTTACTGATAAACTTGATATAACGATGTTTACCACTTTCTCGTTTGCGCCAGAATGTTCTACCAATACGTTCTTTTAGTTTATCTACGCTGTGTGTTTTCCATCTTGAATATACACTTCTGCTGTGTATCCAATCATAGTTAGGAGGACCAACTAAACTAACACTATAGTTAGGCATTATAGCGATATCTACATAGTTATCGCCTTGATATAGAAATCCAGTTGCTTGATAGATTGTGCCTGCG